TTGTTCACCCATAAACTTTTGCCAATTATTCCAAATCAAACGATTAGGAACAAAGAAAAAGAAACTATCTAAATGCATGTTATCCATGATTGGATAGAAAGGCGTAGCCAAACGGGCAAATGCCGTCATCTTCAAATTAAACGTCTCGCCAGGTAATACTTCATCAACATAAACAGGAATTAAATATCCAGCATCAAAAGTAGTCTTATGAGTCTTTTGTGCTTTAAACCGACTGCGGGGAATATCCGCCTTCGGAATCATTGCAAACTGATGAACATCTACCGAGCGATTACGAAACATACAATCTCCTTAAGAATTACTTAATTTTTACATCTTTACCACGAACTATAACACTAGGGTTATCCCTAATCTCATACTTTCCAGTAGAATCATCAAATAAACCCAATTCATATAAATCAAAATCATCTGGGTGATTAAACAACTGATTATCCTTATCTTCGCGATTTACTTCATCTGTAAAACTTCTAATTGCAACGCCAAGCGATTGCAAATACATTGGACGACCAAACGCTTCCGCTGCCGAATCTCTAACACTAACAATAACTGAAATCATATTAACTCCTAAATTAACTCACGTTTTAACATATTTACACGGGCTTTAGTAATTGTTTCCTTAACTAACAACCTATCATCCGTGTTATCTTCAAAATTCGCTTTAGCTAACAACTCTCGCTTAAACTGAATTTCTTCCCATTCAAATGGGGACTCTTCTGAATACTTCAAGTCGTAATATTTAGGTGGCCGAACCTTTCGGCCGTTTATTACCACATAATCATGTGGATAAACGTCCGATTTATATTTTTTAAACCATTCATACCCTATTCCAGGTTTCAATGACATCTTATTAAACTCGGACTTCTTCTCTAATACTTCTCCACTCTCTAAATCAGTAAATTTATAATGTTGGTCATGCTTTCCTTGTCCAGTTACCTTCTTCATAATGTATCTAGCAACATATGCAGCAGACTCAAAATTTACATCTCCGATACTCGAAAAACCATACTCCCATAACTTTTCAAGTTCTTTGGATCTAAAAAGCTTACTTCCACTTCCTGTTTGTTTCCAGTACTGGCGATCTGGAAAATCAAATCCGAATATACAGGCATGGAAATGAGGTCTATCAAACTTTTCACCATATTCTCCGCACATGTAAAATCTAATCTTAGCGCCATACTTTTTGCGTAACCTTTTCATAAACAATTGAAAATCACGATAATGCAACGATCGATCTTTAGGTAAAGATTCGTCGTTATAAGTTAGCGTGATAAAACAATTCTTCTCATGAAGCTTTGCTTCATGTAAACATCGCATAGCCCATTGACGGCTACGCTCTAACCGACACCCAACACATTGACCGCAAGGCAATGATAACGATCGACTAATGTCGAAATATCGCCTTTCGCTAAAAACAACCTGACCATCAACTGTTTGATATGCCGCTATCGGGTGATAGCATGGCAATTACAACCTCCAGCCACCACGCATAGGGTTCATACGCATATTTGGGGCTTTTGTACGACGTACATTATGTTTAAAATGCCGTGCCGACATCTTCTTATTAACAGGTTTTCTACGTAGCATAACTTCTCCTTGTGGTCTTTGGTGTCACCTAGCACAGTTACATCAAGTAAGTCACTGTGCTTCGGCGGGTTTCACCTCGCCGACCGGTGCTTCTGTAGGTACAGAAATGGGCTTATCGATCAAACCTAAATTGATCGCTTCTTCACGATTTTCTTCATTTCCAAGAAAATCTATTAACTTCGCGGGATCGTTATCAAAACGAGCCCGCATCTGGGCTGGCAAATCCATAAACTCGTCTTGCGCAGCCAAAACGGCGTTAACCGCCGAATGATAATCCAAAACCCCTGTAAAATCCCCATATTGGGGACTTATTGTTTGTCCTGGCAACTCGCCAGTCAAACCAAATTGACGGACAATATAATTAATGTCCGATTCATCTTTAAAATTCTGCTGAGCCAAACTCGGGTCTGGACAAGCCAGACCAGTCTCATCAGACACTTGATCTACATCATAATTGTATGGTGTACGTAAAAAAGGAACTTTTTTATCTTTCATACTATCTTCCACGGTAAGGCATCGGTTGCTTACCGATACTAGGTCTAAACATATTACTAACATTGCGTGCAATACCGGCAGCTGACGCTCCTGCCTGAGACAAATCTCTTAACGCAAATGGGTTATAAGGCGCTTTCTCATAATATGCGCCCTTTGATTTAGCCTCTGGCAAATCACCCAATCTCTTTATCTGCTCGTCTACACGCCTAACGGCTTCTTCTGCATTAGTAGCAGTCCTACGAGCATCATTTAACAATTCTTCCGAAATAAGGTTCTTTAACCTTTGTGAAACATTCGGAGCCTCTAATAACTTTAATTTTGTATCAGCACTATACATATCTGCACGCTCATACGATTCAACAGTATTGGCGTGCTTTAACTCTAAATCTGCCTTAATATTACCTAATTGCGCTGCGCTTGACGCTAACGCTTCTGCTGGATTTCTTAACGTAGCTTGTTGACCAACTGCAGCACTTCCAGACGGTGTACCTGCACCACCTTGTGTATAAGCTAGCATGGGATTAAGCCCAGCAGCCGTCAAATCTTTAACCGCAGTTTGGTACTGACTAGCCCTCATACGCTCCTGAAAATCCATTTGCTGTTGGGACTGAGCAGCACTAAAAGCTTGAGCAGACGCAGCCTGCTCAGCTTGTGCTTGATTAGTAAACAAACCGCCCAAAAGGCTTGCACCACCGCCAATAAAAGCGGGAACAACAGTTGGTGCACTTAAGGCCTTACCAACAGACTCAATTACTCCGCTAAATAATCCCATATTAGAAATGGTCTATTAAGCCAGGAACACTATACATTGGCATTGGTCTTGCCATCGTAATATCAAAAAATGAATCAAATAGGAACTGCTGACCATTGGCAGCAGCACCCACAGCTACCACACGTGAAACTGGGGGCGTTTCTTGTATAAACGTATTGTTTAAAGTTGGCAAACTTGTAAACTTCTGAGCCAAATGCCAAGCATCTAACGTACCAGTAGTGGTACTTCTAAATAAACCAGTAATCTGCGATGGCTTATAACGATACTCTGCCCAACGTTCTTGATAACCAAATACATCGTTGTCAGTACTTGCGCCAGTCGCATAAATCTCTTTATTCAACACTGCTTGCTCACCTAATGTGGCAAAAGCAGGGAAATAAAAATCATAACGTGTCGAACGACTCCACATACGTGGGAGACCTTGCTGATATGTAAGATCAGCTCTTACCGACACTAAACCAATAATAACACCATGCTCTACAAAGCTTTGCGTAAATCCATGACCACTCGCGAGTGACGTGCCCATAGCTGCAAGATTGCCCAAAACTGTAGAACCTCCAGAAAGATTGGTCGCACTTGTCTGGGCAATAGGATTGATATTAACAACAGTGGAACCGCCACCAAGATACTCAGGACGCTGCAAACGAGCGTCTGGACTAATAACTCCAAAATGAGAGCGAATAATTTCAGTATAACGTGTACCTCCACGAGCATCCCTTTCCAATAATTTTTGAATTTGAAATGATTGACGCAATTGATTAATTGTTGCTGCTGTAGCTGCAGATAAATCAGCATATAAACCTGTTTGAGCCCATACCGCATTACCATCAGTTGCTGGATTAGTTCCTAAACCAGTACGCTGAGTTTCGGATGCTTGGTTATAAGTTTTAAATATACGAGCAGTTGCATCAGTTGAATTACTGAATTGAATAGTAGAACCGTTACCCAAAACAGGCGCAGAACTTCCTAACGGTAACGTAACAGAAGTACCTTTTTGAGGCCATGGTAACGCAGACGTGAAATAATCATGACGTTTACCACGTCTTAACAATGCATAATCTGTATATGTGTCCGGTCCATCATTTTTATGAACCGTAACAGAATTTTGCATATTCTGATCTCTAAACCACTCGTTATAAATCAAATTATATGCACGGGGCCAAAAAGCACAAACACTTACAGTATTACCAGTACCAACTTGACCTACAGTGGGACAACCCATGTAATCATACAAACCACCCGTAGGGAACCCATTGGCAGGACTTACAATCTGGGGAACCGTATACGATATAGAATCGCCCGGATCATCTTGTTCACCCATAAACTTTTGCCAATTATTCCAAATCAAACGATTAGGAACAAAGAAAAAGAAACTATCTAAATGCATGTTATCCATGATTGGATATAAAGGCGTAGCCAAACGGGCAAATGCCGTCATCTTCAAATTAAACGTATCGCCAGGTAGTACTTCATCTACATACACAGGAATTAAAAATCCCGCATCAAAAGTTGTCTTGTGTGTCTTTTGTGCTTTAAACCGACTGCGCGGTATATCCGCCTTCGGAATCATAGCAAATTGATGAACATCTACCGAGCGATTACGAAACATACTATCTCCTTAAGAATTACTTAATTTTTACATCCTTACCACGTACAATAACAGTAGGGTTATCCCTAATCTGATAAGATCCATTTGAATCATCAAACACCCCTAA